GGTTTTAGAAGTTTTAGATATGACAGAGTTAAAACTATCAAGGTGTTAGAATATGGCAATGGTACTGAGAACGGAGCGAACTACTAATGCAAATTTTAAGCAACGGTTGGCATGTACCTGATCAAGATGAAAAAATGTTTAACCATGTTAAAGGAGATAGAACAAAAAATTCTCCTAATTATGAGAAAAGACAACGTCTCGTAATTGAGCAAGAACATCCTAATAAAAAAACTTTTTTAGATGTTGGTGCAAACATCGGTGTATGGAGTCTTGCTATGGAAAAACAATTTGATAATGTAATTGCATTTGAACCTAGTACTAAAAATTTAGAATGTTTACGTTTAAATTGGGATGGTGAAATTAGAGAATTTGCTGTCGGAGACGTAAATAGCACTGTAGTATTTAAAGATAGTGCAAAAAACTGCGGCAATGGAAAAGTGCGTTTAGATCTTTCTATAGAAGGGTCAGCATACGAAGTTGAAATGGTTAAACTTGATGATCAAAATATTACAGATTGTAGTTTGATTAAAATAGATGTGCAAGGTTTTGAATGGCAAGTCATTCAAGGTGCAGAAAATTTAATTGAAACACAACTACCTTGGGTAACAGTAGAACCTAATAAAGATATTACCCAAATGGTAGAGTTTTTCTTCAACAAAGGTTATAAATTTGTTGAAGTAAAGAGCAAAAGGACGTTTATTTTTGCTCCAACTAGCGGTCCTAACTGTCCAAGGCAACAAGCCTTTGGCATTAGGCCATCTACCCAACTTGTTCTTGACGAACACAAAATAGAGGTGACACAATGAAAAAAATACTATTTGCAATGATGCTTTTTGCGACTCCAGCATTAGCAGAAACGTCAACAGGAAATATTACAGATCATTACAAAACTGTTATTGATCGTGATCCTTACTCCGTTGAAGTTTGCTATGATGTTAAAGTACCTGGTGATAAAACTGGTGATACTCTAAAAGGCGCAATTATAGGAGGCATCATTGGTAATAATATAACCAAGAATGTGGAAAACGGCGGCGCCGTAGGTGCTCTTCTTGGTGGTATGCTTGGACATAATAACAGCAAAGCAACTGGTGGAACACAACGTCAATGTCGACTAGAAACCAGATATAACGAGTCTTCACGTGAAGTGTATAGTCATTCTACTATAACCTTTAACACAAATGGTAGACACTACACCTTACGTTTTAATAAGTAAGGTAATAAAAAAATGGGGGAAATAAAATGGGAATAGCACTTTCAATGATGTTTGGATTGTTTATGTGGGACAATCAAACTTTTTTTGGTACTGCTGAAAAGCAAGTAGCAGAAGGATATAAATGGGAATATATAGGAAAGACAGAACCTTCAGGGGTACCTGCACTTACTGTAGTAGATCATTTAGAAAATGAGTCTATTTACTTTAAACTAAGTAGGTAATATATGGAGCTGGTTTAGCTCAGCTGGTAGAGCAGTTGATTTGTAATCATCAGGTCGGGAGTTCGAGTCTCTCAACCAGCACCATTTAAAGGAGACACAATGATAGAAAAATGCCCCGAGTGTGGGTTCGAATTACCCGAAGGAAATTTTTGTCCTATTTGTAGAGTAAGAAGGAAATCTTATGGAAATAATTTGGCACATTTTACTTACGGTCTGTTTAGGATCAACTTGCATCGACCAAGATGTACAATGGTTTGAGTCCAAAGCAGAATGTGATCATATGCTTAGTGTGTATTCCTCTTTGCCTGCCGACGGCAAGTGGGATACAATAGAATATATATGCAAGCCAGTCGGCTCTAAAGCAACATAGCCCATGTGGTGGAATTGGTAGACACGCAGGTTTTAGGTACCTGTGCTTATGGCGTGGGGGTTCGAGTCCCTCCATGGGCACCAACACAGAAAGACACAGATGACAGAAAAAAATTACAAACCAGTTAAAACTAATAAAGTTGGTGGTTCACCTTTTACAGGTGTATTAGGTTGGATTGACAATAGACTTCCAATATTTAGAATGTTAAAATATGAGTACCTTGACTTCCAGGTGCCACGAAACCTTAATTATTTTTACAGTTTTGGAGGCATTTTAATGATATGTCTTATTACTCTTATAATTACAGGATTGGCTCTTGGTATGCATTATAAACCTGATGTAAACCTTGCATTTGAAAGTGTTGAACATATTATGAGAGATGTCAACGGTGGTTGGTTAATCCGTTACATACATATGAATATGGCTAGTTTCTTTTTTATTGCAGTCTACATACATATTTTTAGAGGACTTTGGTACGGAAGTTACAAACATCCTAGGGAACTTATGTGGATTATAGGATTAATAATATTTTTCTTAATGATGGCAACAGCCTTTCTTGGTTATGTTTTACCTTGGGGACAAATGAGCTTCTGGGGTGCTACAGTTATTACTAACTTATTTTCTGCTATTCCGTTTGTAGGCGAAACTATAGTTGTATGGCTATGGGGAGGTTACAGTGTTGATGATGCATTTTTAAACAGAGCATTTGTGCTACATTGGTTAATTGCATTTCTAATCGTAGGTGTAGTATTGTTTCATGTAATTGCATTACATATCACAGGATCAAATAATCCAACTGGAGTAGAGCCGAAAGACACAAGAGATACCGTGAGTTTTCACCCGTTTGTGACTGCTAAAGATCTAACTGCTATGGCTGTGTTCATAACTATTTTTGCAGTGTTTTGTATGTTTATGCCAAACTATTTAGGACATCCTGATAATTATATACCTGCAAACCCTTTGGTTACTCCAGCACACATTGTTCCGGAATGGTACTTCCTTCCGTTCTATGCTATTCTCAGAGCTATTCCTGATAAACTAATGGGTGTCATTGCAATGGGTGGTGCGATAGCGGCACTTGGATTACTACCTTGGTTGGATAGATCTTATGTCCGGAGTTGTCGTTATAGACCAGTATGGAAATGGTTAGTACTAGTATTTGTAGCAGACTTTTTTATGCTTATGTGGGTTGGTGCTATGCCTGCAGAAGGACTTTATGTTATATTAGGTAGATTAGGTACTGCATATTGGTTTGGCTTTATTTTTATACTAGCACCGGTTGTAGGATTAGTTGAAACACCTAAAACTTTACCGACCAGTATTCATGCAAGTATGGAGAAGAAAAATGAATAAAGATATAGTAAATACTTTAAAGGAATTGGACAAAAAAGTTGACAAAATTCAGTTGACTTTAGAGCGACTTGATGCTAAATTAAATAAACATATAGGCTTTATTGATCAAACATACGAAGGATTGAAAAATCCTATCAATGCAGCCAGGAAATTTTTTGGGAGATAAAAAATGAGAGAATTTGTATATGATAGTTGGAATTCAGTAATGAATGCAGAAAGAAATCCACTAAGACACATTCCAGATTTACAAGTGCGTCATATGGTATTACAAGTGCTTGCTTGGATGTGGTGTATAGTTTTCAGTTTTTATGTAGGTAGTTTCTGGGCGTTTGGTGTCAGTGCAATAGCTCATGTATTTTTGTTAGCGGCTATCGCAGTTACAGTAGGTACTTTTGAAGTTGCAAAACGTAAACCTAATTTTTTTACAGATTTCCCTACAAGTACACCAAGCCGTAACAGAGGGTACATGTGGATTGATGGAAAAAGAGTAAAATTACCAGCAGAAGACAGAGGCGGCGAACACGAATAATATATGATTCCATAGTAAACAACAGACACAATATAATCTATTTGAAAGGAGTTTATTATGGAATGGATTCATGTTGACGAAAGACTGCCTAAAGAAGGCGAACCTTGTTGGTATCATTTTGATATCGTAGGCACTCATAGAGGATTCTATGGAGGACTATACGAAGATGATGAAGGTAAAGTATGGAAGGGTATGTCTATTTTCTATAATGATTATGGATTTCTAACTGGTGATGTTACTCATTGGCATCCTGATCAGGAGGAACGCCCTGGAGATCCTATTATAAACTAAATTATAGGTTGGTAGTGAATGAATAATATTTTAATCATAGGTCAGCAAAGAACTGGCACTACCAACCTACAATATGCATTGAGTTTTTTTAAGGATTATAGGAACTGTGGCGAATTGTTTTCAGTAGATGAAAACAATTTTATATACAAAATATTTTGGTCTGATAAAGAAATAAAAAAACTTTACAATTTTTATAAAACAAAAAATTGGAGGAAATTACTACACAAGATTAATAAAGATCCTATACAAAGTATGGATTTTTTTGATCATCTATATCCTAATAATAAAATAATAAAATTATTAGATCATCAGATTAAAAAATATCCACAATTAATTAATTTGATAAAACACAGTAACAATATTATAGTGGTCCACAGAAAAGATACATTAGCTCAATACGTAAGCTGGGCAATAGCTGATAGCACACAAGTTTGGACTGCCCGAGACACTACAAGCGATAAAATTATTTTAGATGTAAATCTATATAAAGAATTTGTAAAGACAAAGAAAAAATTTTACAACACAATAGAAACATATTGTAAAAATAAAAATACATTAAACTTATACTATGAAGATGACTTGATAAATGGCATAGACGATCAATTATTATTAAATTTAAAACGTTTTACTAAAACTGATTACGAAAATAAAAATAGAAATTATTTTGTTAAACAAAATCAAAATAGAGATGTTAAGCAACAAATTACTAATTGGAACGATGTAAAAAAAATTGTCCAAAATACTTGACTTTTTATAATTAATATACTATAGTATATAGATAATGCCGGTTCGATACAGTTGGAGAGGTATGCTGGTCTCCAAAACCAGTGCGTAAGCTCAGTAGGTTCGAATCCTACAACCGGTGCCAACTGCCCGTAGCTCAGCTGGATAGAGTATCTGACTACGAATCAGAAGGTCGGGAGTTCGAATCTCTCCGGGCAGGCCAAAATGTGGAAGTGGCGGAATTGGTTACGCACCGGATTGCAAATCCGTATTATGCAGGTTCGAGTCCTGTCTTCCACTCCAAAATCGGTTGACTTTATTTTATTTGATGCTATACTGTATATATAAAGTTAGAAAACGAGGGCGTTATGAAAAACATTTGGTTTATTTCAGACACACATTTTAGGCATGAAGCTATTTTAGGCTTCAAAGACTATGCAGGTAAAACTGTAAGGCCGTTTTCGTCTGCTGATGAAATGGATCAGCACATGATTGATAATTGGCAGAGTGTTGTTAAGCCTGAAGATATTGTGTATCACCTTGGTGATGTTTTATTTGGTCATGACAAAGTAGATTGGTTGGAAGAGAACTTTACTAAGTTAAATGGAACTAAACATCTTATCATAGGTAATCATGATAATCCTAAATTTCTTGCTCCGTTTTTTAAGAGTATAAGTTTATGGGCTGAGTTTGATAATTTGGTAGCTAGTCATGCTCCAATGCATGAGTCTACTCTTGCTGAGTCACATAGGTTTAGCAATAACATACTTAATATACACGGACACATTCACACTAATCCTTCACCAGAAGGCCCGTACAAGTGTGTAAGTGTAGAGCAAATTAATTACACACCAATTAACATAGAGGAGTTAATATGAGAACCCAACCGCAAGAAATTATTAATCAATTAGAAGATAATAATTCAAGGCTAGCAAAAGAAGCAATTATAGAGCAGGCAATGCAAGAAGGTCTCGACGAATTCTTTGAAGGTGTTAAAATGGCGCTTGATCCCTTAGTAACGTTTGGGGTCAAGCAAGTTCCAGAAGCAACAGTGGACGGACAAGGTCTTGCTTGGGCTACATTTAAAGAATTAGCACGTAAACTAATTAATAGAAGTCTTACTGGACATGCGGCACGTGATTCAATAATATTGTGTAAGGACACTGCAACAATTGAACAATGGAATATGTTTTATCGTAGAATATTAATAAAGGATCTACGTTGTGGTGTGTCTGAAAAGACTGTAAACAAGATTGCAAAAAACTTCCCACAGTATGCTATTCCTGTATTTACTTGCCCTCTTGCACATGATTCTGCAAACCACGAAAAGAAAATGGTTGGCAAAAAGCAGGTTGAAGTTAAATTAGATGGAGTCAGGGTAATAACAATTATCAGAGGTGATACTAGTCATAAGCAGTTTTGTAAAGTTGAAATGTTTAGTCGTAATGGAAAACAGTTTCATAACTTTGGACATATTATTTCTGAAATAGAAGCAGTAGTGAAAGATAAACAACCACCATATGACCTAGTGTTAGATGGGGAAGTGATGAGTGCAAACTTTCAAGACCTAATGAAGCAAGTGCATAGAAAAGATGGTAAGCAATCAGAAGATGCAGTATTGCATCTTTTTGATATGTGTCCGTTATCTGAATTCCAAAAAGGGATTTGGGACAAAACACAATCATTTAGAAGTCAAGCAGTCAAGGCTTGGGTAGATCAAAACAAAGACGTCTTAAAGCACGTACAAACACTTGATTGGGAAGATGTGGACTTAGATACCCAAGAAGGTCAAGAACGCTTTGTAGAGCTTAATAAAGCGGCTGTAGACGGTGGTTATGAAGGTGTTATGATCAAAGATCCTAATGCACCTTATGAATGTAAAAGAACACACAGTTGGCTTAAAGCAAAGCCGTTTATAGAAGTAACATTGAATGTTGTTGCTGTCGAAGAAGGCACAGGACGCAACGAAGGAAGACTAGGTGCCGTAATAGTAGAAGGAGTAGACGATGGATACACTTATCACCTTAACTGTGGAAGTGGTTTCACTGACAGTCAACGTGATCAGTTCTGGACTGAGCGTGATAACCTCATTGGTTCTCTAATTGAAATTAGAGCAGACGCAAGAACAAAGTCACAAGATTCGGACACATATAGTCTACGTTTTCCACGTTTTAAAACTTTTCGTGGATTTGAGCCTGGTGAAAAAATATAATATTAAAGCTAATTTTAATGATTTAGGACATATAATTAAATAGTTAGATGACCGAAACATTATTTGACAATGCTCGTAATAGGGTAGGCCAACCTTGTCCTCCAATATGGATGATGAGACAAGCAGGCCGTTATCAAGCATCATATAGATCTTTTAAAGAAAAATTTTCTTTTGAACAAATGTGTAAATTGCCACAAGTAGCATCTGATGTAGCAATGTTGCCTATTGAAGAATATGACTTCGACATAGCAATTCTATTCAGCGATATTTTGTATCATATCGAAGCATTAAATATTCCTTTAAAATTTAACCCGGGTCCTAAATTCGAATTCGACCTCACAGAAGAAAACTACAAAGATCATTTGTACAATCAAAAATCTATTGAACATCTAGAATTTCAAGCTAGGGCAATTAAAACCACTAGAGAAAAATTACCCTACAAAAAAAATATAGTAGGTTTTATAGGAGGTCCATGGACTCTTATGAATTATGCATGTGGACAAAGCAAAGTAAAAAACGATTTTAAAATAAAATTTATAAAAGATAATCTAGTACCATTATTACAAGCTAGTATTAGACAACAAACCCATGCAGGCGCAGATTGTGTAATGATATTCGATAGCGGATTGCACAATATACCAAAAAGTTTGTTTGATAAAGAATATATTAAAATATTAAAAGATTTAGCTTCTTCAGAAAATACAGTATATTATTCAAAAAATTTACCTTATAATAGTATGAATAAACTTATAGAACTAGAATTTAGTGGAATAGGTATTGATAGCACTATTGACCTAGCTAAAACATTACAAAAAGTTAACAAAGGATTTGTACAAGGTAACTTTGATGAAACACTGTTATTACAGAACTCTGAAACAATTTTAAGATACGAAATTAAAAAATGGTTAGATACTATTAAAGATACAACTGGTTGGGTATGCGGATTAGGTCATGGAATCCTAAAAGATACACCACCTGCAAACGTCAGAATTTTTGTAGAAACAATACGTAATCATTTTAGATAACCATTTTTACTTGACATATCACCACCTTTGCTATATACTGCTATAAAAACAACATAGGAGATTCCCATGCCATTGCCGAAAAGAACAAAAAAGAAAACAGTACGAGCGGCACCTAGAATTAAAAGAGGTGGTAAGTTAGCAGATCCAAGTTGGGAAGGCTGGGAAGAATGGGATGGGCAAAAATATCACAGATTTGCTTCAGCTACAAGAGAATTTTATTATCAAAATTTTAAACCAGCTGATTTATATCCTTTCGCATGGCAATGGATGGAAAAAAATGGATACACAAAAGAACAGTTAAAACAAGCTAAAGCCGCTCCGGGGTATGTATTGAGTGTTACTGCTTCTATTACTGCAAAAATGTTGTTGTGTGGAATGCCTGATTACAATCCTAAAGAAGATGAGTACTGGCAAACTTTACCAGGCACAATGGGAACCACACAACCTGCTACTAAGTTTCTTAAAGAGAGAATAGAAAAAGCAATAACTGAAGGTGCTAAAGTAGTAGAAGACAAAAAAGAAATAGAAAAGGAAAAAGCAAATTTACATATTCCTAGTATTCAAGAACGCATAAGAGATCAAGCATATAAACAGAGTGAAGCTATTGAAGAATGGTTAGAAGGATGGTTAATTGATCCAAAGACGTTTGATCCAAAAGGCTTTGACTTCAAAAAGCATTTCTCAGATATGAATGTTACACAAGCACATGCTCGTAGGCTAAAAACATTTTATGTTGATGCACTTGTTGATTATGACCAACTTGAACGTATGCCAACAGCAGGTCAGTTGAAAAAGATGAGTGAATTTGAAGCTGATCAATGGGAACAACTAAAAGAAGGGTATGCACATTTTAAAAAAGCAGATATAAAAAATTATAAAATTGCTATTGGTGAACTTATTTCTGCTCTTGATTTTGTGATAGATAGTGCAAAAGCAACACGGAAACCACGTAAGCCTAAAGTGTACAGTGCAGATAAACTAGTAACAAAATTAAAATATTGTACCACTGACGAAAAATATAAACTTGCAAGTATATCGCCGGATCAGATCGTTGGTGCAAATGAGCTTTGGGTGTTTAACACGAAAACAAGAAAGATAGGTAAGTATGTTGCAAGTAATATTGATCCAAAAGGCATGCAAAGACAAGGAAGTGGTTTGAGTGTAAAAGGGACAACAATTATAGGTTACAACGAAACAGAAAGCATACAAAAAACATTACGTAAACCAGCTGAACAATTAAAAGAATTTAAGGATGCCGGTAAAGTAAAGCTACGCAAGTATATGGAAGATATAAAAACCACAGATACAAAACTTAATGGACGATGTAATCCAGATACGGTATTGCTAAAGGTTGTTTGATAAATATAGTAGTACAGTGAAGGAATAGGTATGACCATCAGAGAAAATTTAGACGCATTAGCCACTGCTATAGAATCATTAGAGGCTCGCCCTACTAGTGCAAAGCCTGATATTTTAGATAGAGAGTTGTCAGGTAATAAAATTAACGGCGGGCGTATTACTAATTTTTCAAGTGTAGGAATAAAGGATGAAGCTAAAGATTTTGTTTTAAATATTTCTGACAATGGTATTAATGTAGATGTAATAAAAACTAAGGTTTTAGATAACAATATCACAGTACAAGGTGACTTAACTATTACCGGAGGCATTACAGCTACAAAACTTCATGTAGATGAAATAACAGCTGATGTTAGAAATGAAAGAACAAGCCCTTTAGAATTTCAAGGAGGGCATGGTAAAGGATTAATTTGGACAGGTGAAGGACATACACGTCAATTCACTTTTCAACCTAATCCAGATAAACTATTCTCAAGCGAAAATATAGATCTTAATAAAGATAAGTCCTATATGATAGAAGGTATACCTGTCATTCAATTTACAAAATTAGGTGATAGTGTTACAGCTAGTAGGCTTACCAGTGTAGGCACACTACAAAATTTACACACAGAAGGTAGTCTTAGTGTAGATGAATATGTACATTATGATGCTAACACAGAAAGGCTTGGAGTAGGTACATCAGAACCTAATGGACAGTTGGCAATTAAAAGTTTGGATCACGAATTTGTAATTGATCCAACTGAAGATGGTGAATTTAAAATAGGTACTTGGAGTACAACCGGACTAGACATAATAACAGATGATACTATTAGAATAAAAGTTGGACAAACAGGTGGTATTACTTTAGAAGATAAAGTTATTATTAACGGCAAACTAGGTATAGGTGTAAAGAATTTTGGTAATGTAGATCTTGCAGTTGCAGGACCTATAAAAGTACAAGGGCATACGGTACAATGGTTAGACAGTGTACCAACATCAGGAAATTATATTAAGGGTGATATAATATACAACGCAAGTCCACAACCAAGTGGCTATGTAGGTTGGATATGTGTACGAAGCGGCTCACCAGGTGAGTGGAATCCCTTCGGACTAATTTCCCGGTGATCGATGTCCGACGAAAAAAAGTTTGTAAATAAAACAGAAAAAGAAGTTTCAGCCTGGGGGTTGCTAGGACGCACTGCTCCTTTTGTTGCCATGGCAGGAATGTTAGCTACAGCAATCTTTGCTGATACATGGTTAACAGTATATGCTTTCACAGTTATTGTAATTTGGGTACTTGTCAGTGTAGCCTGGTGGTGGTGGGCATTAACAAAAATACTTAAGGTAGTTAGAATGATGCTAAGTACAAAAGTAAAATTCGAAGAAGTAAAAGAAGAACTGAAATCCATAAAAAATGACATGGGCAATCGGGAACGGAGAGAGTAGGACTCTAGTAGATATAAACAACCTAAACGGTATTAAGGTTGGTTGTAATGCTATCGTACGAGACTTTATAGTTGATTGTGTAGTATGCGTAGATAGGCGCATGGTAACCGAAGCATTAAAAAATAATTTTCCAAATAAGATTCTAACACGCAATGATTGGATAGAAAGATTCAAAAGCCCAAATGTTTTTGCGGTTCCAGATTTACCATATCAAGGCACAGAAAGAGTAGACGATCCCTTCCAATGGGGAAGTGGACCATATGCAGTTCTACAAGCATCATTACAAAGTAAAAAAATAAACCTTATAGGTTTTGACCTATATAGTAATACTAGAAAGATTAATAATGTATATAAAAATACAGATAATTATGACAACAGCGATAAAGATGCGATTGATCCAAGATATTGGGTTCATCAAATAGGTAAAGTTTTTGAGTGTTTTCCAAAAAAGAAATATAAAATTTATCAAACACAAGATTGGAAGTTACCAAAAGCATGGCAATTTGTAAATGTTTCAGTTGACAACATACACAGTTTATAGTATAATAATTATTAATATTAGGAGAAAATATGGCATATTACAGTACAAAAACTTATGGACATAATATAGGTCTATCAGCAGTGTTCAGACAACCACATGCAGATCATTCTCATTGTAAATATTTGCATGGTTATAGTCTAGCATTTAAATTTACGTTTGGTTGTAGTGATCTTGATAATAAAAATTGGGCAGTGGACTTTGGAGGACTGAAACCGTTGAAACAATGGCTTGAAGATACATTTGATCATAAAACAGTTATTGATGATAATGATCCTCATCTAAATGATTTTAGGATACTTGAAACGAAAGAACTATGCCAGATTACAGTACTAGACGGTGTAGGTGCAGAAAAGTTTGCAGAACATGCATGGCGCTTTGCAGACAAACTCATACGTGAAGCAACTAATGATCGTTGCTGGTGTGAAAGTGTAGAGTGTAGTGAGCATGGTGCTAACAGTGCTATCTATACACCTTATACATGGCAAAAGACAAAATTTCCAGATGAAAATTGATAAAAGTCTATACACTAAAGAAGAATATAAAAAGCTAAAGAGAGAAAAACAACAACGTAAAATTGCTAAGGCTCATGCACGTAAACTTAAATTAGATCCTAATGCACATCAAATTAATATTTTATGTCTAAAACACGGCGCCAAATATGATAGCAGTTATGTTAACAAACTATTTTCAGCTTGTAAGAAACATTGTTCTTTAGAATTTAAATTTTACTGTGCAACAGAAGATCCTCAAAATCTACTTACAGGAATAAACGTTATTAAGTTACCAAAAAGTGCAATGTCAGGGTGGTGGTATAAGCCCTGGTTGTTTAGTAATGAATTAGAACTACAAGGTACAATATTGTATTTGGATCTGGATGTAGTTATAGCAGATAACTTTGATAGAATTTTTAGTTACAAACCCGGGCAGTGGTTAATTTGTAGAGACTTTACCAGAGCAATGCGACCACAATGGGAAAAGTTTAATAGTAGTGTAATGAGGTGGGAAGCCGGAGAACATGAATTTATCTATACTAATTTTATTAATAATGCCATGTCTAACATGCGTAGATTCCATGGTGATCAAGATTGGATTTGGGACCAAGGAAAAGATATTGCAACCTACTTTCCGGACGAATGGATTAGAAGTTGGAAGTGGGAAATAAGAAGAACAAAGAATTTTAAGCCTGGCGGCACAAGAGGCAATAGAATATTAGAACAAGTAGAATCAGTCACACCTCCACCAGAATGTTGTATTTGCGTATTCCATGGAGATCCAAATCCGCATAGATGTCAAGATCCTTGGGTGGTAAAAAATTGGCACGAAATAATATGAAAGTTATAGAAGTAGAACATTATACAGATAGCTTGTTTAGGATAAAAACAGAAAGGCCTAACACATTTAGATTTACAGCAGGTGAATTTGTAATGATAGGATTAGAAGGAACGCCTAAAAGAGCATATAGTTTTACAAGCGGACCATACGATGAATTCCTAGAATTTTACAGTATCAAAGTACCTAACGGTCCGTTGACTAGCAAACTACAGCATATTAAAGTAGGAGATGAATTAATTGTAGGAGAAAAGCCTACAGGAACTCTAACACTTAGTAATTTAGAATTAGGCGGTAACTTATGGCTATTAGCTACTGGTACTGGCATAGCCCCCTTTATATCGCTACTAAGAGACCCTACAACGTATGATTGCTTTGATCAAATACATGTATACTGGAGTGTGCGTAAAGCATTAGAACTTACAGCATGGGATAGTTTCTTACAGGATCAAGATATAAAGTATACTGCTACTGTAACACAAGACCCGGATTGGACTGGCTTTAACAAACGTATAACTCATTTTATTAGAGCAGGTCAGATTGTACCTAATTTAGAACCAAGTGAACATAAGATTATGATTTGTGGTAATTTAGACTTTAATAAAGAAGTAGCAACTATGTTCGATGGTTGGGGATTCTCTGAAGGCAATAAAAGACAAGCAGGTACTTTAGTTCAAGAAAAGGCGTTTGTAGGATAATGTATTTTATATCAGCACCATTTGGAAATTATATCAAAAGAAAGAACGCTATTAGTGTAACCGGAACATGGACTTTCAAACCCAGACCAGGACTTTTAAAACAGATTGCAAAAACTTTACGATACACAAAGACTGGTTGGCGTAATAAGATTGGCCTTCGCAATGCAGGAATACACGCTGGTATGATGCGGACTGGGTATAATCAAGTTTTGAGTATTGCGGCATTAGAACCTTTAGACTGGGAAAAGATACGATTAGCAATTAGCCCTCAACGTAACGTAGAATTGAACATAAGTTGTCCTAACTTAGACTCGCACGAAGATACAACTACATTTGATGGATTTGCTAAGTTTCCTAATTATATTAAAGGCAAATGGTGTATAGTTAAAATTCCTCCTACATCAGACGAAAAACTGGTTGACAAATTAGTAGAATTAGGTTACAATACAATACATGCAAGTAATACGTTACAATCAGACAAAGGTGGACTCAGTGGTAAAATATTGGTACCATATACAATGAAACTAATTACATACATAAAAGATACACACCCGCATGTGCAAGTAATTGCAGGAGGCGGTGTTACGTGCAAGCAAGATGCAAAAGCATATATTGATGCTGGTGCAGATCACATCAGCTTAGGATCTGTAAACTTTACACCTTGGCGGATAAAAGGTATTATAAATGACTAGACGTATAGGATTTGCATGCAAATTTATGCATGAAGATCAAACACAAAAGAAAAAATTATTAGAAGAGGTCCAGCGACCGCTAAATACAAGATGCACAACAGTACGTTGGTTAAATAATCAAACACGTGATGTTGCTGAAGAACGCTTATGGGACTTAATGGTTCATAACATAGCGTCATACAAAAGGTTAATTGAATATGTTGGAAGCCTACCTCCAGAACTTAGAATGGTCCGATTGGGTAGTGATGTGCTTCCTGTTTATACCGAGCCTACTTGGGGTTATTATTGGCACAAGACTGATGTACGTGCCTACTGCGAAAAAGAATTTGCAAAAGTCGGCGACAGAGCAAGAGCACTCGGTGTGCGTTTATCGATGCATCCCGGCCAATTTACAGTACTGGCCAGTGACAATGATGACATCGTCGAAAGATCTATAGAGGAGTTTGAATATCATGTTGATTGCATCAGATGGATGGGCTATGGCCAATCGTTCCAAGACTTCAAATGTAACGTCCATATATCCGGCAGGAAAGGTCCAGCCGGTATCAAACACGCAGTTGACACAAGACTATCTCCGGAAGCGAGAAATACCATTACGATCGAAAACGACGAAAACAAATGGGGCATTGACGCAAGTCTCGAGTTGGTCGACACATGTGCCCTCGTACTTGACATACACCACCACTGGGTCCGTGAAGCTGAATACATTCTTCCATCCGACGATAGATATTTACGCTTAATGGATAGTTGGAGAGGAGTGCGACCTGTGATTCATTATAGTATATCACGTGAAGATATACTGATAGATCATAATCCTTTTACTTTGCCAAACATGGAGAATTTACTTGAACAAGGATTTAAAAAACAAAAACTACGTGCTCATAGCGACTATATGTGGAATTGGGCTGTTAACGATTGGGCTTTGTCTTTTGGAGACACAGCTGATATTATGGTAGAAAGTAAGGCTAAGAACCTTGCAAGTATTAACCTGCATAAATATTATAAAGGAGAATTTAATGTTGAAAAAGTGGCTTGACTCTAGAATGAAAGAACGTACAACATGGGACGGTGCGGCTTTGATTATATTAGGACTTATGGTTTTATTTTTAGCACCTCTTGCTAAAATTGCGGCAGGAATTGCTATTGCGTACGGAGTATGGACTATATGGCAAAAGGGATAATTCAGCTTACAGAAAGTGCTAGGGACTATCTTGCAAAGGTAGGTAATCCCAATGTATCTTTATCAGTAAAAGGTGGCGGTTGTTCAGGGTTTCAATATGAATGGGGAACCACTGATAAAGAAGCCATTGTAGCTAACCTATATTTAGACCCAATGGCAGAAATGTTTGTATTTGGTTGCACTATAGACTATGTTACAGAATTAGGTGGTAGCTATCTCGCAGTAAAAAATCCTAACGCAACTGCTTCTTGCGGATGCGGCGAAAGTTTTGCTGTTTAAAGTTTTCCAATTGGTATATCACTACTAGCACTCATATTCCAAATCTGTTTTCGTTCAACACCTTTTTTCTGAGCAAATCTTTTACTATCACACTTGTTACATACATGAAAGAAGTTATTATTTAAACGTTTATAGTCCATTGTTCCCCTTTCACGCTCAAATTCTATATCACAACTATCACATTTTAACTTTACTATAGTGACATATCTAAAGTAATTGTGTGTTATACCTTTTTTACTCGTACGAGAAAATAATCTTTTATTTTTATATTCATTCAAATACATACTGTATTTACATTCGGATTATAAAATGAAAGGATAAATATGTTTAACAAAGGTTTTCCTTACCTATTTGGAGTAAAATATGGCAAAACAAGAAGTAAATATCGGTACCGAAGGTAATGACGCTACCGGTGATAGTATACGCGAGTCCTTTCGTAAAGTAAATGAAAACTTCACAGAACTATACGCTGTTTTTGGTGTTGGTGGACAAATTAATTTTACAACGTTATCTGATACACCCGATACACTAGAACAAAATAGAATTATAATGACTAACACTGCTGGAACGGCTGTAGTGCAAAACGTTCTTGTAAGTAACAGTGCATTAGATAACACAAAAGCAGATACTATTTCTTTCGATTACAGCGTTGCAGGCAAACTTGTTATATCTACAGCTTTTACCCAATTATCAGATGATTTATCTCCTAGCTTAGGAGGCGGACTTAATGCGGCAGGTAAAGCCATTGCTGGCGTAACAGTAAGTGATCAAGCAGCAGAAAATTTAAATAATGACCATGATGGTGATACAAGCTATACAATTGATGACCTTGTAATCACTAGAGGATATGCTGATAGACGATATATTGGTGCAGGATTACCTATTCGTGTTGCAGGCGAACCAGCCAACAGAGATGCGTTTGTCCTAACAATTTTACGATATGATTTAGGTGATTTAGAGTTTGCAACTGCACATGGTTTTGATAGTGGTATTAACGGTACTGCCTATAAATTTAATGCAGAAGATACAGCTCCAACCAATCTTGTAAGCGGTACTACTTACTACATTAGATTTAAATCTAACGTAAAATTATCATTATTTGCTAACCAAAATGATGCATCGCAGGAAAGTGATACAACAGCAGAATCACAAAAGATAAATGTAAGCGGAACTATTGCTTCCGATGATGTACACACAATCACTGATGCAGGTTTTGATTCAACACTAACAGGCAACTTTTTATCAGATGTTGCTGTGCCTAGATCTGGCGTAACTAGACGTCAAGGCGACACAATGACAGGTGCTTTGATTTTACATGATCATCCAGGGGATTTATCAGGTAGTGGAACACCAAACGGTGCAGAAGATCTACAGGCGGCTTCTAAATTTTATGTAGATAATACTGCATACAGTTCTCCTGAAGTACTTTTTGTAAGCACCAAAGGAGATGATAGCATGGCCGGTGTTCCTTCAGGAAAAGAAGGTTCATCATTTACATATGCATTCAAGTCAATAAATGCTGCGGCGCAACGTGCAGAAGATATGATTAGGACTGCTCGCCCTGAGCCTGGGCCATACATGCAAACAATGACATATGACGAAACAGTTGAAGCCGATGTCACACAAGCAGATGTAGAGAATCCTTTATATGAACAGACAAGATTCCTTTTAAATCAAAATAAATTGTTTTTACAAAAAGAAATCACAGGATTTTTAGCTTACACATATCCTACGTTTGTATATGATATAGCAAGATGTGAGTTAGACTTAGGTTTAATTTTAGATAGTATTGCTCTAGATATCAACCGAGGCGCAACTGCTAACTATTTGACAAAACTGGCCGCACAAAATTATTATTCTAGCATTAGTGGTCGTATTGCAATTACAGCACAAGCAACTGAAACTATAGCAAGTATTAATAAAGCCAGAGACCTTGTTGCCTCTGTATTATTGAATGAAAACTTTCAAGCAAAAACAATTGGTGCAATCACTAAAAAATCAGGTGACACACCAGCACTTGTAACAACTACTACTAATCACGGACTAGCAAATAAAAACATTGTTGTATTTGACAAAATAGTTGGCATGACGCAAATAGAAAATGTAAAGGCATATGTTAAAGTTATAACTGATCAAACTTTTGAAATTTTTTCAGACTCAGCACTTACTACACCATATGATAACTCTACATTTACTAATTTTGCAACCAGTGCGGATCCTTTGAAGAACCAATTAGGATTACGTTGGCAGATAGGTGAAGATCAATATTTTGCTCCTGCAAGTGAAGATAGTGCTTTAGGCGGAGATGCAGATGCAGTAGGTAGAACCAGTGTAACAACTTTATTTAATTTAGTAGTTAATATTATTAGTAATGGAATAGATGCAGGTGCAGACGTAGCATTTGGTAGCAGATATCAGATACAGGTTAATAATGGAACAAACACTTCTCTAGATCAAAGTGATCCTACTAACACTGATACCCTTCCGGGTAAAATTATTAGAGGTAAACGTTCAGGTGCTTTGATGCAAATCACAGAATTTACAAATGCTACAGGAACAACAACTTTCTTTGGTAATTTACAGTTTCCAAAAGATTTTGAAGTTGGCGAACCTCTAGAATATGGTAACTTTGTAAAACGTAAACAAATAACCATACGTGTAGAATCAGGACAGTATGAAGAAGATTATCCAATTAGACTTTCTAACAACGTTTCACTGAAAGGTGATGAATTTAGAAGAGTAATTATACGTCCTAAAGATCGTATATCACAATCTAAGTATGCAAAAACATATTTTTTCCGTGATAAAGAATTTGACGGATTGACACTTGCAACAGACGGTGTTCCTTTCTTTAACCAATCAAATAAGTTACAAGGATTTTTCGGTTATCATTATTTGAAGAATCCTAAGTTTCCAATTGATATAGATAACGCAGGTGCCATTAGCCAAACAAATGCAGGAAATTTTACCACAGCCGCATCTATTATGGTGCAAAATAAAGATTACATTATTGAAGAAACAATAAAATTTGTTAAAGACAGATTCCCTCAGTTAGCATTAAAAGAAACAAAATGTCGTAGAGATACTGGATTAATTGTAGATGCAATTATAAAAGATTTGCGAGCAGGTGGAATGGAAAATGTTCTGGAATCACAGGGTGAGTACTTTGATCCATATTCTGCACTAGGTGATGACAGCTCACAGATTACACCGACAGAAGCAGCCATAGGTAATATTGCATCATTATCTGCACAATTATTAGCAGGACAAGCTCCTACATACACAGTGCAGACGGCGGCATTTACACCAACAGGTGCTACATACAATTCATCAACAGGCGATATGGAAATAACTATAGGTAGTCATAACTTAACTACCTCTAACAGTGTAGAAATAATTGAAAACGGAATAACATTTACTTGTTCGCAAGACGGCGGTTCAAGTCAGCATGCATATCCAAGAAAGGTATCTGTAACTAGTTCTCCAAATTCAGATCCAGCATATGAAAAGAAACTTCAAATTCAATCAACAACACCAACATCAATCACAGTGAATGTAGGTGCTTCGCCTGCGGGACAACAATATAGTCATTCATTTGTTAGTGCTCTCAGTAGTGCTGTTACTATAAATGAATACACAGCAGGAAGTGATGCTGTATTAGCAATTGAAAAACCTGATATAAGTTTAGGAAACGGCGAATCAGGCACAGTGGCTATTGTAGGTGCAATGATTGACCTAATAGAGTTTGCATTCAATGTAAACTTTAATCCTCCCCAGCGTAACGAGGAAATGGATGTATTCTTAATGAGTGATGCAACTATTGTTAGAAATATCACTGTTCAAGGACATGGTGGATTTATGTGTGTGCTTGATCCAGAAGGACAAATTTTAACAAAGTCACCTTATATTCAAACAGCTTCTAGTTTTTCAAGAAGTTTAGATGAAAAGACATTCTCTGGAGGAATGTATGTTGACGCTTATGTTGGGAACTTACCAACCCGTATTATCAGCAAACAAAATGCCTACAAAGTCACAGTACAGAGTCAAGACGTAGATGGACAGAAACAAGGATTAAAATTAAGATTACCTGATCTTCCTGCTCCTTTCTATGTAGATGGCAGACGTTTTCAAATTAATGCTGTGTCAGACTATGACAGTGCATTAGGAACAGCTATAATTTATTTAGACCCTACATCAAATAATGGTACAGGCTATGATGAATCACAGTTTGATACAAATCCAGGTGTGGTAGCAAGGGATATCTTTATTCAATCTGGTGGTAACAGATCTATGCTTGCAAACGACTTTACACAAATTAACGACTTAGGTTATGGACTTGTTGTAAATAATGCGGCATTCTCAGAACAAGTATCAACGTTTACTTACTATTGCCATACTGCTATGTATGCAAACAATGGTTCTGAAATCAGAGGACTAAACTGTTCTAATGGTTATGGTAATTTTGGATTGGTGGCAGAAGGTGCTGACCCAAACGAGATTCCAGATAGAATTGTTCTACGAGATGATATGGTTCAACCTGCCAAAGCGTTTTCAGATGGCACCAGTCTAAACCAAGTAGATGACACAAGCATACATGTATACAACTTAGATAAACCACCAACAGCAAGTAGTTTAATTACGATCAGACAAACTGTGGGTAGTTCTCTTGTAAACTTAAACTATAAAATAAGTAGCGTCGTTAATCTGTCAGATTCAGATAATGATGGTACAAAAGGTGTAAGAGCTAACGGAGACATAAGAGTTAGAGGTGTGAAAGCACTGACCAATGTACAAAGCACTCTTAATGCTGATGCAGCTGCGGCCGCAACATACACAGATGTTGCTGTAACAGGAGGCATAGGCGAAGGACTTAAAATAACAATTCAGAGGCTTGCGAACGGTACAGTAAGTGTTGCAAGTCTTACCGCAAATATTACAAACTGTGGAGTAGGATATAACACTACTACAGGCGGAGCTTTAAGCATAGCGGCAAGCCTGTTAGGTGGCGGTACAGGTAGTGTCACTCTTGATATTGGTACAATTTATCCAGGTGATGTTTTTGGAGCAAGTGGATTTTCAGATATAAGACATGATATTTATAAATTAGATATTGTTGCAGATGATGTTTCAAAAACAGATTTTTACAGTGCAGTTCAAGAAGCTATACCAGATGGTGATTTTCTTGAGTATAGAAATGAATTCAACCACATATTAGACCTTGTACAAAACCCAACAGCACTTGTTACTCGTCCTAGTACAGCTATTAACTTCGACGAAAGCGATTATGCCACATATAGAAGTGTTGCATTTACAGCCACAGATGCATTTAGCAATGCAATAGCATCAGATGAAATTATGTCAACCTTTGAAGTTGGATTTGATTTTGTACAAGTAGCTGTTGATTTAACAAGAGTAACAGGTGCAGCGCCAACTGGTTCAGGAACATTAGGAAACGCTATTGGAGACGAATATCTAGCTATACAAGAAATAACATCTACTAGAGATGCACAAAGATTAACAAGAGATAGCGAAGGCAGACAGCCAGGCAATGCCGGTTACACACATGGTATGGTGTTTGCACATGAAGGTAAACTGCATAGAATTATTGATCTACAAAATGATAGTAGTGTAAGTTTTATTAGATTTGAAGATGTTCCAGGATCAAGGATTAGAACTGGTACTCAAACAGGTTTAGAGGCACCATTAAACTTTGAAAAAAATCTTGAGTGTGGATTAGCCGCAGGTGGTAAAGGTGAAATTACTATTGCTATTTCATTGTTAAGGGCAACAGGACACGACTTTACACAGATAGGTACAGGATCATTTAATGATTCAAACTATCCAAATGTTATCTTAGGTGATCCAGAAAACAGTCTAGCAGGATTTTATACCGATGCTGAAACAGCAACATCATCTCAAGTTTGGGAAAGAAAGAAAGGTAGAGTATTCTTTGTAAGTACTGACCAAAATGGTTTCTTTAGAGTTGGTAAGTTTTTTAGTGTGGATCAAGCAACTGGTGATATTACTTTTGCAGGTGAAATTGGTCTTTCTAATGCAAACAGTTTAGGATTTAAACGTGGTGTAACTATTAATGAATTCTCAGCAGACGATTCTTTTGCTGATGAATCTGGACAAGCTGTTCCAACAGAAAAAGCTGTAGCAAGTTATATTAGCAGGCGTTTAGGATACAGTACAGCTGGTTCACAAATTGATGCTTCTGGTAATAGAATAGGACCAGGCTTCCTTGCTCTAAACGGCACTACTAACATGGAAGGTAATTTAGATGTTGGTGGTAATAAAATAGAAAATCTAGCCAATCCTACAGCTGGTAATGATGCAACTACAAAAAATTATGTGGATGATAATACAGCGGCTTTTGCGGAACTAGAACTTTTACGTGATTTAGAAATAAACACTCCAGCAGAGAAAGATCTGCTAGTATTCACAGGCAAGAAAATAATTTACACAAATCCTGAAACAGGAGGCACTATTGCTAATGGAGATACAATTTCAGGTACTGCAAGTGGTGCTCAAGGTACAGTAGTAGATATAAGTTCAGTTACAGATGAAATACTAGGTGCACAACGTAAAATTGTTTATACACCAACAGTGGGAACAATTAATACAGGCACAGATACAATTTCAAATGGAACAGCAGTAGCTACAATATTAACAGCTTCTCCTGCTACTACAGATGAAATAGCAAATGCTAGTGAAGCAGCTGGTAGTGATGCTACTGTAAATGTTACAAGACCTGCAGGTAAAGCAAGTTACGATATACAAATTAATCCAGATACGATTGTAAATGCAGATGTCAACTCTGCGGCGGGTATTGTACAAAGTAAGTTGGCAATGAGAATAGCAGATACATCAGCAAGTGCTCCGGGTAGTGCAGATCAAAGTGTACTAGGACTTGCACGTTTTGATAGTGATGATTTTAGCGTTACTAATGGTTGGGTCACACTAGCAACAAACAATGTTGATTTTGCTGACTTACCACAATTAACACAAAATGAAGTATTTGCTAGAACTAATGCCGGCACTGGAAATATAAGTGCAATTACTATGTCAGATGTAGTAGCCAACGGCGGTGGTATTACAGACAATGATATATCTTCAGAACTTGCATATGGAAGTCCAAGAAATGACCCTGGTGCAGTAGTTGTTGCAACAGGCACCCCAGGAACATCTGGAACTTATAAACATAGTGTTATTAGTTACACAAGTACAGGAAACACCTTAGCAAAACGTAACGATTCTGGAAACATAATGGCGAACGCCTTAATATTAGGTGGTACTGAAACTAACATAGTAATGGATGTATCAAGTACAGATGTAAGAGTCAAAACTCCAGGAGGTAAAATTGTTTTACAATCAGGTGGAGCAAGCGGATCAGCTGACAATACAATAAGCACAAAGCTACCTACAAGTATTGATAACGGAACAACTGGTATAACAGTTGAATCAGATCTACAAAATGGCGCTACAAATTTAAATGATAGACCGTTTATTGCAACAGAATATGTTTATTCAAACATGATCGAATCGCACGGTACTATAAGCACTGGCAAACCAGGCGGTGGAGCAGCCATTGGATTAGGTGCCGACCCAGGATTTACCAACAGTGGTACAAATGTTATAACATTCGCAACCGGAGGTACGGAACGTGCATATATAAACAATAGTAATTTTGTAGTGTCTAATACTTTTATAGCAAATGGAAATATACAATTAGGTAATGTTGCGTCTAGTGATAACCTTACTATCACTGCTAGAGTTGACAGTCACATTGTGCCAGATTCAAATACTACATATGATTTAGGATCAAGCACTTTAAAGTGGAATGTACTATATGGTAAAGCAACTTCTGCACAATATGCTGACTTAGCAGAAAACTATCTAAGTGATAAGGATTATGAACCAGGAACTATACTTGTGTTTGGTGGAGAACAAGAAGTCACTACTACAAATACAAAAGGTGATACTAGAGTGGCTGGTGTAGTTTCAGAACATCCGGCGCATCTAATGAATAGTAATTTAGAAGGCGATCATGTGTTAGCTGTAGCTTTAACTGGTAGAGTACCAACAAAAGTACTTGGCAGAGTAAAGAAAGGTGACATGTTAGTGACCAGTGCAGTCGAAGGATATGCTATTGTAAACCCACTTGCTAATACTGGTACTGTAATAGGAAAAGCACTCCAGGATAAGGATACCGATGATAAAGGTGTAATTGAAGTAGTGGTAGGGAGAGTATAATGGCTAAGCAAACAGTAAATTTAGGAACCAGTCTT